AAGAGGCTTTTTTTTTTTTTTTTTTCAAGATAAATTTGATGCTAAAATTGAAATGAATGCGACGGTTCAAATTTATGTCAATAGTTATTTGGAAGTTACGGGCAAGATTAATAAAATTGTTCCGTCTTATGATGTTGACAATCACAATATAGATATATCTGGATTTAGTGATACTTACGACCTAGTAAGAGGCACAATTTTTACTAATCCAAACTATGCAACGCCTATTTCTTTTTTAGACCTTGCCGAAAAAGTATTAGAAGATAATGGAATTCAAGGCATACAAATAAGCCCAACGATAGCAGCTAATGAAGTTGTTTCCGTTATTGATTGGCGAAACTATATTTTCATTTCTTGACAGGTACGCCAAAAAAGTAGGCGTTATTTTGTCGGATGATCCTTCCGGAAAACTGGTAGTTTATAAAAATAAACCAAATGCATCTGATATTAGAATTAGAAACAGAAGAGACTTTTTCAATAATAAATTAATTTTAGCCGCAAGCTATGACGTTGATTATTCAAAGAGATTTCAGAAAGTGATCGTAAAATCACAAGATGAAAACGAAGATTCAATTGAAGCTTTTGCTTTAGATAATGACGTAAAAGCGCAAGGCGTAATGACAATAATATCAGAGAATTTATCTGATATAGCCGGATGTCAGACTCAGGCAAATTTTGAGGTCAATAAACGCCGTGCCGATTCAGTCAAGTATAATTGTAAAACTTTTGGATTTGGTTTAAAGGAAAGCGGCAATTGGGAAATTAATACCGCTGTTGATGTTGCGGATGACTTCGCCGGCATTAAATCAAAAATGATGATTCGGGCGGTTCAGTTTAATTTTTCCGAGAATCAAGGAAGCACAACAAATTTGTCAATGACAATCCCTTATGCGTTTGGTCAAAAGATTAGCGATGAAGACAGATATAATGCTATTTTTGGCGAAAGTGATTTACTGCAACGGCATGATGAATTATTTGGAACTGATTAAATGAATATTTTAAACATGTTAAAGAACTTAATTAAAGGCGGTAAGCAATCAAAAGCGGCTGATGACAGCGGTTCAACATTGGTTGCGGCTGTTAACTTCTTAGGACAGACTAGAAACGTAAGAGGAATAACACCATACGGGCTTTATAATAGCCCCGTTTTAGGTTCTAATTGGATTGTTGTATCTAATCGGGCGAACAGTGAAGACTTGCACGGCATCGGGAACGATTACAAAAACCGGCCGAAAAACCTCATCGAAGGCGAAGTTGTTTTACAGAATTTATTAACTGGCGCTTTTATTAAAGAACACGCAAACGGTGACATCGAAATTTTTACAGATAAAGATATTATTGCGACTGCGGCAAATGTTAAAGTGACGGCTTCTGAAAGTGTTTCAGTTGATGCGGCAGCAAACATTACAGCCACGGCAATAAACATTACAGCGACGGCAACAGCAACGGCCACGGTTTCAGCTCCGGCCATTGTCGCGAATTGCGCAAATGCAACAGTGACAGCAACGGCAGTTGCAACGGTCACAGCGCCGGCAATTAACCTGAATGGATACGTCAAAATTATTGGCGGCCTTGAAGTTGATGGAATAGTTTACGGGACTCATATACACGGAGCCGGCGGAAACCCGCCAATGAATCCATAGTTTTGTCTAATTTGAAGTCGGTTTATAGTGAATTATATTTAATCATATATTGAATATAATTTACTTTAATCTTTTGGAGTTTTTTTTAGATGGCTCAAGATCTTAATTACCCGCTTTCATCGGAAATTCTAAACAGAATTAGAGCAGATATAAAGCAAGTGTTGCCGGCTTCAGACCCTTATGTAGTTGTATCCATAATAAACGCATTGGCGACGGGTGAAGCAAACCGAGTAAAGGAAGTATACGACCAGCTAAGGCTTATTTCTCGGGACACTTTCTTGACAACTGCCGAAGGTCAAGCGCTCACAGATAGAGCAAATATTGAAGGCGTCTTTTTACTTGCTGCCACTCAGTCAGGCGGTAACGCTATTTTTACCGGCCAAATTGGTATAAATATTCCATCAAGTACAAACCTAACGGCAAACGGCTTTAATTATTTGACATCTTCAGCGGTGGCAATATCGACTATTAATTTATCGGTTAATACAATTACTTCATCGGCGGGCGTTGCAACCGTTACCCTTTTAAGCCCTCATGGCTTCGGCTCTGGAATGGATGTCGAGATTTCCGGCGCCATTGAAACAGAGTACAACGGCCCTAAAACTATTACTGTGACAGGTTCGGAAACATTCGAATATGATGTTGCTGGTTCTCCATTATCTCCGGCAACTGGAACTATTTTTGCTTCGGCTGATATGGCGGTTTCAAATGTCACTTCCGTAGAAACTGGAGCCGCTACAAATATTTTAGGCGGCGGAACTCTTCAAATTGCGGCTACTATATCCGGTGTTAATTCTACTGCAAGAACTCAATTCGAAGGAATTGACGGCGGAAATGATATAGAAACAGCAGAATCACAGAGAGAGAGAGCTTTACAGAAAAAACAAAACCCAAATACTCCTTTTAATAAAGTTGAGATCATAACCAAGGCTTTAGAAGTTTCCGGTGTTACTCGGGTTTTCGTTTTTGAATCAAACGATTTAACCAGAATTGACAACGTGACAGCAACGACTTTAGCAACCGGCATTGTTGAAATGACATTTCCGGCCGATCATAATATGGTTTCAGGAATGAAAATAGAAGTTGAAGGCGCCGTTGAATCTGATTTTAATGGACTCTTTAGAATATTGGTGACATCATCAACAAAGGTTGTTTACTTCTCGGAATTTGCCACCGGTACGGCGACGGGAGCGATAAGCGCCAATTATTCTGAAGTGCAGCTTGGGCAAGTTGTTATCTATTTTTTGAGAGATAATGACGCAAATATTATTCCATCGGCCGCAGAAATTCAAGAGGTTAAAGATGCTATCTTAGTAATCAAGCCGGCCAATACTGATGATTCAAATGTTTTTGTAAAAGCGCCAATTGCCAAACCGATTGATTTTGTTTTTTCTTCTTTGACGCCAGATACGCAAGGAATTAGGGCAAGTGTTGTTACTAACTTAGAGTCGCTTTTTCAGTCAATTTCTCTTGGTGAAACTATAAGCGAAGACGCATATCGGACAGCAATTCAAAATTCTTTTGACTCTGCAAACGCCGTCGGTGTTACAGCTTTTACATTGACAACGCCAACAACAGACTTGACAACCCTATTCAATGAAATTTTAACTATAAATAGTATTTCTTTCTAATGCCTACATTCACAGTACATAACCGAGAACAACAAGCAAATATAATTGCTTCTAAGATACCAGACGGCAAAGCGTGGGCTGATAAGTATATTGACGGGACAGTTTTAAGAAATATTCTTATTGGTTACGGCTTAGAGTTTATGAGGCTTGAAGGAAATTTAAACTATACGGATGATGAATTAAGTTTGGTTAGAACTCAAGATTTAATAAACGATTGGGAAGTTGAATATGGTATAGCAAAATCTTGCTTTGCCGATCAAAATGCGTCAACACTACAAGCCAGAATAAATAATATTTTAATTATGATTGCGGCAAACGGAACAAGCACAGCCGAACAATTTGAAAATATTGCTTTGTTGCTTGGTTTGAATGTCGATGTTCAAGCCGGCCACGCCTTATTGACTAACTTTACAATGATTTTCCCATTTACATTTTTTAGTGATGTTGTTGACGCTCGATATACAATATGCGTTACTTTTTTAGATGTCATAGAAGCGGCCCAATTTACCCACACTTTCCCTTTTGTTTTTGGAGATGTTCGGGTTGGTCTTCTTAAGTGTTTTTTCAATATTTTAAAGCCGGCGAATTGTCAGGTAATTTACAAAACTAGTTAAAAGGTAAAAATTATGAATCTTCCTAATAAGGTAGACGGCAGTTTATACACTCCGCAAGAATGGAACGAATTTAAAAATGAGCTTCAGAATTGGATTATAGCCAGCGGCCAAACGTTAACAGGTAATTCTTTACAGGTCACGCAAGCCGCGGCTCGCTACGCGGCCAACGCTGCAAGCTATACTGATTCAGGCATAGCCGACGCCTATTCTCTTGTATCAATGAACACCAATGACACAGTAACTATTTATGCGAATGGAACAATCGTTTCATTCAAAGCGGGCGCAACGAATACAGGAAATTCTACTTTAGCGATTTCCGGACTTGCTGCCAAGGCAATAAAAAAAGACGGCTTCGCAAGTAATCTAGTCGCCGGCGATATTGTTGCGGGAAGAGTATACAGCGCTTTTTACTCTCTCTCTGATGATGCTTTTGAGATTTCGGAATATGTAACAAGTGCTTCTGGTGGCGGCTCTAGTGTCCCCGCTGGCTTTCAGTCTACTTGGCCGACAGATACCGTTCCAGCCGGATATCTCGAAAGAGATGGTTCAGCTATTAATAGGGTTACTTATGCGGCTCTTTTCGCGGAGATTGGCGTTGATTATGGAAATGGCAACGGTACAACAACCTTCAATATTCCCGATATGCGCGGCGAAGTTGAAAGGGGTTGGGATCATGGCGCGGGCAATGATCCAGACTCAGCAAGCAGAACTGATAGAGGCGACGGAACGACCGGCGACAATGTCGGGACAAAGCAATTGAGCGAGTTTGGCGCTCACTATCACCATCAAGGTCTAGTGGCCGACCCTAATGCGCCATCGCTCACAACTAGATATGGGATTGAAGATACAGGAATCAATGCAACTCACTACGATACAGGCAGCACTTTTGGCGGGGATTGGGCCGCTAGTACGTCCACCGAAGGCGGCAACGAAACG